CTATTTTCCAGATATTCCGTATATTCTTTCGTACTTCGGAATGGTGGTTTTGACGATAAAAACATCAAGATCTTTCAGGCTGCCATTCTGAAGCTCGCATGATGAAATAGCATCTGAGAACATGGCCAGAAGAAAATCACGAAGATCTTCCGCTGGCTTAAATGTGGATATAATCTTGACAATCGTGTCTCCGAAAGCGATCCAGTCAAGGTATGTTTCGAGCTTATATCCATAGATCGAGTCCCTTGCTATATCAACACCGTATTTCTTAAAGATGGACCGATTATTTTTTCGGATATGTTCATTTCCGTGCGCTTCAGCCGCAGCCAGTATTCCCATGCTTACAGATCCCAATGGGGATCCAGGAACAGGGGTGGCATGCTGCGCCTCTGGTATAAAGAATTCGTCTTCTCTATCCTCTTCCTCTTTCTGCATTAGCAGCTCAATATCCTTTGCCAGTTCTTTGTCTGATCCGGGATAAAGGTGGGAATAGGTATCCCACGTTGTTTTGATGGACTCATGGCCGAGCCGACGGGAGATCTCCTCGATTGGTTTCCCCATGTTAATGAGCATCGCAACGTGGCTGTGCCTTAAATCGTGAACCCGGATATCTACATCTCCTGATCGCTTGATCATCCGCTTGAACTCGCTGTACAGTCCACCCTTCTTAAAATAGAAGATCCGTTCATCCGGATTAAGCTGCATACTGTCAATAAAGTCGAGAACTTCTTTGTGGAGTGTTCCGGGAACGGTAACCCTTCGGATGCTCCGCTTTGTCTTTGGCATCAGAAAATATTCTACACCATCTACAACGGCATAGTTCTTATTGATGTCGATGACAGGATCTTCCCGCGGCACATCTTCCGGGGTGATGGCCAGCACCTCCCCCTCTCTTACGCCGGTATAGAAGAGTATCTTAAAGGCGATACGATACGCCGGCTTTTGTTCAAACTGCAGGGCGTGCTCGAACTGATCCTGCGTCCAGAAATTCATTTCCGATGCGCGGCTCTCCCCGATGCTCCCGGCTACATAACAGGGATTTATCCTTAGACGATAGTATTTTACTGCATAATTAAATATAGACGAGAGCTGCGAATTGATTGAATGCAGATATGTTTCGGCATAGGGTTTGCCGTCTTCGTCTCTGTAATCTATGAGCGAATTTTGCCAGCGCCGGACCAGATCTGCATCTATGTCGCATATCTGCATAGCTCCAAAGAAAGGAATCAGCTTTGACTCTATGATGTATCTCTTGCTTTTGAGAGTGGTGAGTTTCAAACGGCTATCCATATCCTCGAGATAGTTTTTGGCAAGAGAGGAGAACAGTATTGTGGGCTCCTTGGAAAATCGGTCCAGAAAGCTCTGTTCGTATTCTCTGGCTGCGCCTTTGGTGTCGAAGCCCCTTTTGCACTTATGTTTTTTCTCGCCGAGCCAGTCGGTGTAGTAAAAATTTGCATACCAATGCGTCTTCCCGTCCGCTGTCTGATATTTGTATGCGGGCATAATCAATCTCCTTGTCACATAAGATTTGACAAACAGCCCCCAAATGGATATAATGTACTTAACAAGGGAACCGTTGGTCAGTGTACACCTGACCGCCGGGAAAATAAGTTCTATAAAAATAGCGCCTTACTTTACCAGAGCAGGGGCGCTATTTTTTGTGCTTCATTATCGTTACGACAAGGGTAATTACGGCACAAAGCATGATGACAAAAGTAAACAAGTCACTGTATGTAACCATAAGCACCAGCCTCCTTCCTTTCGTCCGGCGGCTGCATAGCACCTCAACGGTTCCCCGGTTAAGTACATTATACCGATGAGATCTTATTTGTCTTTTAAATTTTCTAAAGCGCCCATGAACAGCCGCTTTCCTCTTTTCGACATCCCTCTATAATAACGTATGATATCTTCCTCTTCTTCGGAGGATATCATTTCTGAATAAGGTACGGAGCCGATCAGGAAATCCATCGATGTATTTAACGCCTTTGCGATCTTGGCCAATATATCGATATTCGGAGTGACGGATCCGGCCAGAATTCCAGATAGTTCTTCCTGCGGAATGTCTGCGGTTTCGGAAAGTTGTTCGGGCGATAAGCCGCCCTGCGCCAAAAGTTCGGAGATTCTGACGTCGATGTAAGGCTTCATCGTCTCTGGATCCAGAGCTATCCATTGCGATTTAGATTTTCCCAGTAAGTAATCTGAAGGAACATGGAAAAATTCTGCTATCTTAATTAAAACCTGGGCTGATGGGTTTGTGTAGCCTCTTTCTATATTAGATATTACCTGACCAGAACATCCGGCATATTCACCGAGCTGCAACTGAGTGACGCCGATATCTGAACGAAGGCTTTTTATTTTCTCTCCAATATTACTCATACAATACACCCGGATCTTAGTCCATGCCTAGAATCTCTTTTGATTCTTCTGTGATCTGCTCCGGGGTTTTAGTAGCTTTTGATATCAATTCCCCGGTTTTGTAATCATATATGTCATAAGCGTCCTTTAAGTCTCCCTGCACATAATAATATTGTCCAGAGTCATAATCTGCTACAGAGATGATTTCCCACTTGGGGCTGCTTACAATTCCTAAATAATTATAGGAAACAAAAAGCTGACGATCATCATCTACTGTGCAAAGTGCGTCGATGGAATACACTCCAGAATTTTCTTTGTAGTTCCCGACAATGGCTTCGCTTATATCTGATACGCCAATACTTATCATGATTTCCTTGAAATCGGTATCAGCTATACTTGTGAAGCCGTCAATATCCGGGAATGACTGCAGTTCTTCGTCTGTGTTCTGCTTAAAATCAAAAGCCGGACCAGTCGTTTCCGCTACATTTTCAGCGCTCTTTTGTGAAGCATCTGATTCGGCGCTTGGGTTGGGAGTCGTGGCTTTAGTAAAATCCATTATGGCACTGATCAGCACGAGGACAGCAATCACTCCGCATATGCTGGCAATGATAATCAGCCACACAGGCTTTTTCTTTTTAATTTGAAAACCGCAGCTTGGACAAACTTTAGCGGAATCGGAAATTTCTTTTCCGCACTCCGGGCATTTTATCATACTCATAATAATCTCATTCCTTTCTACCCCTTCGGTACCACTCGAAGGGGATTATTTTGCTTCTTTTAATTCCCCTTCATATTCACGACTTAATCGTTTCAGATATCCTCTTAATTCCCCTTTAAATTCTAATTGAGCATCACGGGGAAGCTTATGGATTAGAGAAAGCCATTCAGCATCTTCTACTGTCAAAGAAGATTTTTCGTTCCCGGAAAGTAAATATTCACAAGAAACGCCCAAAAACTCACAAATTGGGATTATCATTTTAGCCGGAGGATCAGTCCCCCGATTTTTCCAGTTAGTCATAGTGCTGGTGCTTATACCCAATGCCCTGCACAAATCCGCTGCTTTTAGAGACTTTTCCTCTAATAGTGCTAAAATCCGCTGGATAATCATAAATCTCCTTTCGAATCCCAAAATGTGAGCAAAAAGTATTGACAAACTCACAAATGGGGATTATTATTAAAACTGTAATAACCAAATGTTTAAAACACTTTTCAAAAAAAGAGTGATGGCATCACTCAAGGTGTAATGCAAAATGAATAGTTACTGATCGGCTTCGGCCAGAAGAGCCTTGTTATTTTCTTCGATCATAACAGAAACGGCCCTGATGACAGCTTCAGCAGAAGCTTGAAAAATCGAAGCAGTATTTAATGGAACACCGCTTGCTTCAATATCGGTCAGGATTTCACGGTTGGCATCTGTAAACTCTGATAATCCGATACGCTGCAGTTGTTCCGACCACGATGAGGTCTGATTATTCATAGCAGCTACTCCTTTCTGTGCTTATTAACGTATACCGTTATTCTAAAGCATGATTAAACAAATGTAAACAACAAATGTTTACAAGGACAACGGGAGGTGAAATTGTGAAACGAACTTTGCCGACATGGTGTAAAGAGGTCAAAAAGTCAATGATTGATGATGATCTGAACGTTACTGAACTTGCGGAGCGCGTAGGTCTGAGCAGAAATTACGTTTCCGGAGTGGTAAATGGGCGTGTATACGCGCCAGAGATTGCAAAGATAATCAGCAAAGATCGTAACATTACGGTGCCTTACACGGAAAACATCGTTTGATTATATTTTAGCTGATGAAGGAGGATAGATAAATGGGAAAACATGTTACGAAAGCCGCAGGGAATGTCTTCGCAGAAGCACGTTATCAGGCTGCGACGTTCAATGACCGCCTTTTTAGTAGAGAGGGGGCGTCAGAAGAGCTCGGAATTGACCGGAGCAGGTTGGCCAGGATTGAGCTTGGCAGTAAAAATCCGTTTCCGGACGAAGTGCTGATGATGGCTGATATATACAATGCGCCGGAATTAAAGTCGTATTACTGCAAAAATATGTGCCCTCTTGGAAAGGACTTTCCGGACGTTAAGCTGGAGGCCCTGGACAGGATAAGCATTAAGGCACTGTCTTCTTTCCGGAAGATTTCAGCAGCTAAAGAATTGCTCTTGGACATTACGGAGGACGGAGTGATAACGGAGAACGAAAAAGGTGATCTCAACGAAATCATCAAGACATTGGATGAGGTGAGCAGGATCACGCAAAGCTTAAAAATATGGGCAGAGAAAAATCTGGAATAAAGGAGGTGCCCGCATGCCAAGTGGAGTTTTGAAAGAAATAACGGCGGAGGACAGATCTTACTATATGGCAAGCGACATAATGGCGCTGCTTGGGATAAGTAAATCCAAAGCATATGACGTAATCCGAACAATGAGAAAGGAGTGTATTGACGCAGGGAAGCTTACAAAAGCGTATCCGGCAGGACGCATTCCTAAGAAATATTTCGATGAATACTGCATGATCAACTGAGGAGGTGAATGAAGAAAAATGTACGGGTACATTTGCCCTGACTGTGGCTGTCATCTTGATCCGGGGGAAAGATGCGACTGCAGGGAGGAAAGAGAAAGAGAGAGAGAAAAGGTGACAAAGATCTCGAAGTTTCTGAAAGTGGAAACGAATGGTCAGATGAAGATTAAGTTTGAGGAGGTCGTATGAAATATTTAAGACTTTATGATTTGAGGAATGAAACGGTGACAATAATACCGTATCCAACGAAGCCCGTGGATGCAAATTCAGATCCACAGGATATTCAGTCAAGGAAAAAGAGGGTAAGAAGACGCATGATCCGGCGGGCGAAACGCGCGGCTTTTGTTATAGTAGAAGCTGCAACGTCGCTCGCATCAGGGCTTATCTTCCTGCATTTTGTTTCTGAAAAGTTAAGGGAAATCAGAGGCTACGATGCTATTGGGAGCGAGTATTTTGCGGCGGGGTTCATCGCATTTTTTGTGTTTTTACTCTTTGAAAAGGTGGGTGAGTGGCTGTGGACAAGAAGACAATAGAGGAGGCGATAGGGCAGGAAATACCAGAGGAGCTTTACGAGCACGCCGTGACAGAGGCAAGAAAAAAGCTCCAATCAATAATTCAGCGTTTTGGCGATTGCGACGGCGTTAGACGGACACCGGGCTATCTGACTGAATTAGTGATTGAAGCCGTTAAGTCAGAACTTTTAACAGAATACACTCTGACTTTGGCGCTTGCCAGATCGCGCGCATAACTATTAAAAGCAATTCTATTTTATCACGAGAAAGAGAGGAAAGCAATATGAAAGATGTTATGGCATCATTGCCGGAAGTAATAAAAGAATACAAGGGATACAACCTGCTGATCCCGACAGCAACAGACGTTCAGCTCAATCCGTTTTATAAATTCCATGTGGAAGAGGTCGCGGTAGATCTGAGCGAAACCAGCGGAGATATTTTCAAGGTCGGATCGATAGACACGGGCAGGAAGGACGACAGGGGCAATAAGATCTATGCGGATGCCTTTTCGCTGTCGAAGCCTTTGCTTAACAAGTTGGCAATGGCGGCAGGGATCCAGTTCAATCCGGAGCAGACATACGGGGAACGTATTGACCGGGTTACATACCGGGCGCATGCACAGGGAGCCATGCGGAAAGCAGACGGAACCTGCCGAACAGAAACAGATCAGAAAGAGATTTGCCTTGAAGATGAAGAGGAAAAGTACAGAATCGAATTCGCTGATAAGGCTGCCAGGGGCATTACGGACGACAAGCAGGCAAAAGCCGCTGCGGAAATTTTTAAGGGAACATGGACCAAGGCGAAGAACAAATATGGAAAAACTGTTGATGCCTATGTGATCGACGAGGCAGACCGCGAGAAATATATCGAGAGATCTGTAATGGTGAACATGTCACTTCTTAAAAAGACATGGGCGGAAAAGGCAATCACGGGCGCAAAGCTTAGAGTAATCCGGGCCCTGCTTGGCGTGAAAGGAACATACACAAAGGAGGAGCTGCAAAAGAACTTCGCCATTCCCACGGTAGTCTTTTCTCCGGATTATTCGGATCCGGCGGTGCGTCAGGCGATACTTACACAGGGGATCAGCTCGGTAAACAATATGTTTGGCACGCCGACACTTCCGATCAAAAAAGTAGAATTTGAAAATGACGCTGCCTTTGATGTGGAAGCGTTTGAGAGCAATCCTGCATTCCAGAGCGACGATCCGGATGAAGACGTCCCGGACATCCCGGATATTCCGGAAGAACTTCCGAATGAGCCAGAAGCTCCTACTCCGCCGGAGGAGGAAGGATATTTCTGCGACGAATGCGGAGTTGAGATCAGTGAAAAGGTGTACGCCTATTCGCTGAATAAGTTCGGGCGTCCGCTGTGTATCAAATGCCAGAGAGGAGGGAACCGGCAATGAAAATGATCAAGATTACTACTGACAATCAGATTTCAGTGCACGACTTTCCGGAGAGGAGCTTTGAGGAACAGAACAAGTCATTAAGAGACTATATTGGTCCGAAATGCGAACTGTTTGAGCGTGTTATGCCGAAACGCCTGTACAACGAACTTCGTGGTTCCAGGGAAAGAGGGAATTGCGTAAGTATGTTGGTGGACGAAGATGGGCATTACAACGGATCATCTGAAAATATCGTGGCATCATGGCTCTATGAAACAGATAAGCATGGCCACCCAATACTTGGGAATGTTCTGATTGTCGGAGAAAAGTTGGAAGGACCAGGCATCAGCCTTTGTGGAATCCCGGGAGATCAGTTCGATTTGCTCTTTCCACAGCTCAGAAAATTAACAGAGAAAGCGAGGAAAATAGGATGAAGATTTTACATACAGCGGATTGGCATATCGGTCAGTTTAAAGGACCGGTCGAGGACGGAGTAAACCTCCGCTCTCTCGATACGGTTAAATGCCTTGAGTTTATGGTTGAAACGGCAAAAGAAGTTCGTCCGGATTTGGTCTGCGTGAGCGGAGACGTCTTTCATCAGGAACAGATCGGACCGGTTCGGTATTCGGATGAAATGGTTACAGCGACAAGGATCATCGAAGATCTGTCAGAATGTGCAAAGTTTGTGGTTGTGATGCGTGGTACGCCGAATCATGACGGCGCCGGTCAGTTCCGGGTGCTGACAAAGATGCTTGAGAAAAATAAAAAGGTTGCGGTGATTACTACACCGCAGGTTATCTCAACACCGATCGCAGACATTGCATGCATTCCCGGGTTTGATAAGCAGGAGTTTCGGTCAAAGTTTCCAGGGTTATCTGCAGAGGAAGAGAATCTGACATGGACCAAGTATATATCAGATATGGTTATGGGATTAAGGGCTCAATGCTCAAACACAAATATCCTACCAGATATGACACCCAAGATTTTAATGGCACATTATACAGTACCCGGATGCAACATGGAATCTGGACAGACGTCTTTCTTTTCAAACTTTGAACCGGTAATTCCGAGGGAGGCTCTGCAGACCGCCGGATACTCTGCGGTACTTCTAGGGCATATACACAGACCTCAAATTCTTGAAGGTCTGGATAATGTGTTCTATTCCGGAGCTATTAACGCCATGAACTTCAATGATGAGGGGCAGAGCAGAGGCTTCTGGATCCATGAATTTGAAAGAGGAAAACTGAAATCCGGACACCGATATGAGACTCCGTTCAGAGAATTTCAGACGGTTACATGGACTCAGGAGGATGTGGAGTCCTATTTACGGGAAGGAAAAATTTTCCTGATGAATGAAAAATATCCGGATCTTGTATCGGACAAGATTGTTCGAATCAAATACAGTTGCACAAGTGAACAGAAAAAGGCGCTTAATATCCCAGTGCTGCAGTCGGATCTCTATGACATGGGAGCGTTTTATGTGGCTGACATAGAAGCAGAGAGCATGGTGGAAATAGCAAACAGAGGGCTGCTGTCGGAAGAAAGCGACCCGCTCGTCAATCTGAAAAAATGGTTGTCTGAAAAATGCGTAAAAAATGCTGACAAAGTTGTGGAGCTTGGGGAGCCGATCATTGCGGCGGCACTGAAATCGGAATCGATAGCGGAAAATCACGGTGTGCTCCGACCGGTTTCGATATCAGTGAAAAATTATAGAAACTACAAAGAGGAGACCTTTGATTTCTCGGACGTTTCGTTTTGCTCCATTAATGGTGTGAACGGTGCCGGAAAGAGCAGTTTGTTTATGGACGCAATTGTCGATTGCCTCTACGAGGAAACCAGAGAGGGAGACAATAAGGCGTGGATCCGCGGGAGTGAAGATGCGAGGAGTGGATCTATTGAGTTTATTTTCGACATTGGAGAAAAGAGATTCCGTATTGTAAGGACCAGGACGAAATCAGGCAGAGCAACGCTGAACATATCACAGAAAGATGGGGAGGAATGGATCAATTTATCGGCCGAGCGCATCAAGGACACGCAGGCTGAAATCGAAAAAATCCTCGGTATGGACTCTATGACATTCCGGAGCTGCGCACTGATCATGCAGGACCAGTATGGATTATTCCTGCAGGCGAAAAAGGAAGACAGGATGACGATACTCGGAAATCTCCTGGGGCTGTCCGTATATGGCGTTATGGAGCAGGATGCGAAGAAGCGGCTTGCTGATACAAAAAGAAATCTGATGTCCAAAAAAGAAGCGGTGAAAGTTAAAGCTGAGTTTATTTCCGAGAAAGGAGATCCCGATAAAGAGCTGGAAAGTCTCGAGAAAGAGATAGGGGAATTGTCGGACATCCGCAAGATGACCGATCAGGATATTGAGGTATGCAAAGAACAGGTGAGCGGGTACCTTGAAGCGGTGAAAGAAGTAGATCGCCTCAAAGAATCATCCGAGAAAGCAAAAGAAGAACTGGAAAAAACAAGGACAGAAGCAGAAGGAATACAGCGCGAAATCGAATCTTGCGAGCTTTTCCTCCGAAATGCTGACATGGTACGTGAAAAAGCACAGGAGTATCAGAAAGCGGTAACTATGGTAACAGATCTTGCTCCGGTGGTGGCAGAGTATGAATCTGGAAAAAGATCTTTGGAAGAGAAGGAATCCCAGATCCAACGCTATGAGAACATCATCAATACCACTCAGGCGCAAAACCGCAGGATAGAGGAGCAGCTTCTTGAGATTGAGGATGCCGATGTAGCGCTGATCGACCAGAAGCTTGCTGAACTGGAGGAAAAGAGGAAAGAGCTCACGGCCATTCGGGAGAAAAAGGATCGCTGTGCTGCAATCTCGTCCGAGGTGAATCAGAAACATGCAGAAGTCACGGAATCTGTACATCAGATTTCTACGCAGCTCAAACTTGCAGAGGCCGATCTTGCGGCATATAAGAAACAGCAGGCTTTCATGGAAGACTCCGGATGCCCGGATATCGCGAATGCTACATGCCGGTTCCTCGAGAAAGCGAGAGAGGATGTAGGTAAAATCGCGCAGGTCGAAAAAGATATTGCTTCGATGCAGGAGGCCATCCGCATTGCCAAGGAAGATTACGCTGCATATGCAGGAGCCAAGAAAAAGGAAATGTCAGAGATTGGGTACTCGCCGGAAGAAGAGCGGAAAGTTTTGGAGGAAATTTCTGAGCTTGAGTTGTTCCGGAAAAAGAAAGAGGAGGCGGAACAAAAGAAGGCGCTGCGTGCCCGTCTGGAAGGCGAAAAAGAGTCTAACGATAAAACAATAGGCTCATGCATGGAAAATGTCTCTACGGTCAAAATAGAAAGCCAAAAGATAACGGAATCCGTTCACAGACTACTGGAATCCGTTAAAAAATACGAGGAAGCCAAGAGGACGGTTGATGATCTCCGGATATACGCAGATCAGGAAACAAACATTCCTGTCTACGAAGAACGAAAAAAACACTTGGAAGAGAAGCGGTCAGACCTGAAGGAACGGGAGAACCGGAAAAACGATGAGTGGACGAAAATATTTTCGGACTTCTTGCAGAAGCAGGAGCTGCTCTCCGGCATCCCACGGGGAAAAGAAGAACACTTACATGAGCTGGAGAAGAAGAAAGCGGATCTTGAGAAAAGAGCTTCGGAGCTTCAACTTCAAAAAGGTATCCTGATTCAGCGCTCGGAAGATGTGATGAAGATCCGAAAAGAAATGGATGAACTGAAAATAGAAATCTCCAAAGAGGCGGAGTTGGCATCACATTATGATGTACTGAAACAGGCGTTTAGTCAGGACGGGGTTCCACATCAGATCGTTAGGAACATTATCCCTCACATCACGGATACGGCAAACAATATTCTTGGCCAGATGACCGGCGGAACTATGGGAGTTGAGTTCGTCATGGAGCGGACCGTAAAAGGCAAGGATGGAGATAAAGCCACTCTGGATGTGCTGATAGCTGAATACGGAAAGACTACCTTGCCGTACGCATCAAAGAGTGGAGGAGAAAAGGTTAAAGCTTCTCTTGCTGTGATCCTTGCTCTTTCAGAGATTAAGGCTACTGCGGCCGGAATCCAGCTTGGAATGCTGTTCATCGATGAGCCTCCGTTTTTGGATGATGATGGAGCACAGGCCTACGTGGATTCGCTCGAAACAATACGCAGTCGCTATCCTGATGTCAAGATTATGGCTATCACACATGATGATGCCATGAAAGCAAGGTTTAGCCAGAGCATCACGGTCATTAAAACAGACGATGGCTCAAAAGTAATTTACTAGGAGGATAGCTGAATGGGAAAGCGATACTATTGGCTGAAACTGCCGGAGGGATTCTTCCGGCAGAAGCCGATCAAGAAACTCAGAAAGATCGCCGGAGGGGATACATATACGATTATCTACCTCAAGATGCTGCTTATCGCCATGAAGCAGGACGGCAAAATCTATTTTGAAGGGGTGGAAGACGACTTCTACGAAGAGCTGGCGCTAGAACTCGATGAGGATTCCGAGAATGTCAAGGTAACGGTACTTTTTCTGATCCGGCAGTGCTTAATGGAGTTGGTTGATGAAACGGAATACCGCCTAACGGAATGCGATAAAATGGTGGGTTCTGAAAGCGCAAGTGCAGAACGCATGCGGAGGATGCGGGAAAAGAAAGCGTCACTATGTGACAGCGAAGTGACGCGACAGTTACGCATAGGTGACGTAGAGATAGAGATAGAGAAAGAGATAGAGAAAGATAAAGATAAAGAGAAAGATACTATATGCCCGGAGGTAATAACCTCCGAGCAGAACGTATTCATATCCCTCCCCCTTGTAACGGGATCCGGTTCTTTCGATGTTACGATCAATTACCTTAACTCTCTTCGCCAACTGTATCCCGCTATTGATGTGGAACAGGAATTCCGAAAGATGTATGCGTGGCTTGACAGCAATCCGAAAAATCGGAAGACAGAGCGTGGGATTAAGCGGTTCATTACCGGTTGGCTTGGACGGGCACAGGACAAAGCACCGGCCATGAGATCTGCGGCGCCGGACAATCGCCGAATGACAACCGGACAGTACATGGAATCTACAGCCGATTGGTATGGAGGTGGAAATTAATATGACACCACAGGAGTTTGATGTGATAAGAGCTGCTATCAAAAGTGCGTATCCGACGTTTAACATCATGCCTGATAAGTACAGTATTCAGTTGTGGTACCGAATGCTTGGAGATATCGACTTCAAGATCTGCGAGACAGCACTTCAAGAGCTGATCGCAACACAGACGTATCCCCCGCAGATTGCAGAAATAAGAGCGAAATGTGCGGAGTATACATCACCACAAATAAAAGATGCCGGAGAAGCCTGGGGCGATGTACAACGTGCGATCCAGAAATACGGATATTACCGGTCGGACGAGGCTGTGGAAAGCCTGTCTGGTCCGACAAGGGAAGCTGTGGAACGGATGGGATTCCGGGAATTATGCCTGGGAGATAATCCGGTTGCGAACCGGGCGCATTTCTTCAAGATTTATGACGCTATTGTGCAGCGCAAGATCAATGACAGCCGACTTCCGGAGCTTGTACTGAAAAAGAAATCAGAGTACATGCTTAGCTGCGGGGAACAGGAGAAGAAAACGCCGAAAATCGAGGGCAAAGAACCAGACTCCGCAAGAAATGTATCAACTCCTGAATTTATAGATCGGCTCATGAGGGAGAAGGGATTGCGATGAAGGCGAAGAAAGAAGTGCAAGAGATACAGGGAACAAAGCAGGAATTCTTAAAAGTCTTTCGGGAAATGTGCTACAGCCGGAGTGCATGGCAGGTTTGGGCGGATCTCATTAGCATGATAGCGTGCTCTCTGGCGAATTCCACAGATCCGGACAAGGCGGGCGTTCGATATTTGGAGAGGGAGAGGGAGTACAAACAATGCGTAGAGCGCCTTGGCGGCGTAGATAAGCCGGCGCAGTGCATGGCGGTAATCGTCGAAGCGCTCGAAAGAAATCCGGAACAGGATTTCCTCGGAGAATTGTTCATGGAATTGGAGATCGGAAATCATTGGAAAGGACAATTTTTCACACCTTATTGCGTATGCAAGGCAATGTCAAATATTGTTACGGGCGATGTGGACGAGCAGATAGAGCAAAGAGGATATATAAGTGTTTGCGATCCTGCCTGCGGGGCGGGAGCAACACTGATTGCTACCGTAAGCGAGATGAAGTTGTCAAAATATAATTTTCAGAACCATGTTGTGTTTGTGGGCCAGGATGTTGACCGGGTGGCGGGAATGATGTGCTACATACAGCTTTCGCTGCTTGGATGTGCCGGATATATTTGCATCGGAGACACGCTGACAAATCCAGTAACAGGACATGTGCTTTTTCCACAGGAGAGAGAAGGACAGGAATTGTGGATTATGCCAATGTTCAGGATAGGTCCATGGGCCCATCGGCGGTTGTTTTTCTTACTCGGGAAAGCTGGATGGAATGAATACAGGGAAGCAGAGCGGGGAAGAGAACGGTTTTACATGTTTTTTGATTTTAACGATAAGGAGGAGAAAAGATGGGAGAAAATGTAAGGCATTTTACAACTGAACAGAAAGACGAAAACACCTACGGTTGGCCATGGAATGAAGTGGTTAAAAAGTATCTGGAGAGTGGATATTCAAGCGACCAGAAAGAATGCCAGGTTACGATCCGGGAAAAAGAGTACAAAATTCTCAAAAGGGATGCGGTCACGGTATTCTATGATGCTGATGGAAACACACTGTTTGATGTGACAAATGATCGGTTGAAGAGGGAGTATGAATCTGATCAGGGCGAGGAAGAGGAGAACGAAGAGGATTCTTCATTTGTGGAAATGGGGACTGCATCACTTGTTGATGCCGTTACCGGAAATATTCCGGCTCCGACTCCGGAAGAAGTGGAGACTGCAAAAAAGGCGAATGCCGGAGACGTATTGGCTAAAGCAAAGCAGAAACTGAAAGAGGAAGTAAAGGAGGCAAAGGATAAAGAGTTTGCAGATCCAATCATAAGACATTTGCTTAAGAGATGCGAAGAGGATCCCGGAATGGCAGAAGATATTATTCAGGATCATAAAACATGGCTTAAATGTTTTGCTTACATCCGTGGTCAGGCGCGGAAACGGGCTGAAGGAAATTGCGCGGTTGTGCGCGACGATCTGGTATATGAATGGGCGGAGGATTACTTCCGTTTGGATGACAAAGCACTTGAGGAAAAAAAGGAGAAAGAGCGTAAGGAACAGGAAGCAAAACGGAAAGCAGAAGCGGCGAAGAAAAAAACTGGATCCGGAAAACAGAAAAAGAAAACTGACGGTAAAAAGGATGACAGAGAAAAGAAAACTGTGGAGCCGGAGAAAAAGAACGACAGAGCTCCGAAGAATAAAGAGCCGGAAGGCCAGATGTCATTGTTTGATTTGCTCTAGGAGGCGATAAAAGTGGATAAGAGAAAGTTGTCAAAAATACCGCGACCGTGTGCAACGCAAAGGATGATTAATGATGCAAAACAACTGGAAAGCATGAATCACATGGTTACGGCGGAATTGATTGAAGATAAAAAGATTCTGCTTCTGAATTTCTTTAGAATAAAAAGCCTGGCTGGCGGAAATACAGAAGCAGAGTTTAGGACATTTCTGTCACATGAGGATTATATCACACAGGATTTGAAAACGTCAAAGACAAAGTGGTATACGGCATCGTTCGCCGGAATGTGGAATTTTAGCTTTACAGAGTATTTGTGGGATCCAGAGTTGAAGAGAAGTCGATATAAAGTAAACGTACATATAAGATCTGACGAAGAAGTAAAGACCATCAAAGACTTTTTTAAGGAATATGTAAACTCGGATGATGAATATTTACCATGGACAGCAGTTTATAGATTCCAACAGGAGATTCTTGATCGAAAGCTTGCAGAGCGGCATAAAAAAGAGACTGACAAGATAGACGCAGTGATGAATCCGATCAAAGAGCCACCCAAAGAATTTGAAGACTGGGTATGGGAGACTGGAATGAGCTTCAGCCGATACCTGATCTACAAAGAGGAGAAGAAAGGCGAGGCTGTATGCGAATGCACGCACTGTAAGAAAATCGGAACGGTTAAGAGAAAAGATATCAGGCTTCGGAACAATGAAAAGGGGATATGTCCTTTCTGCGGAAGCCGTGTAACGATTAAGGCAAGGGGGAAGATGCCGGGACAGATATCCGATGAACGTTGGTTCTTGTATGTAGATCCAATGGAAAAGGGATTCGCCCTTCGATATTTTCGGGCAGATCGGAGAATACGGAGCGATAAATATGTGGAGTTCACGATCGATAAAAGCCGGATTGAACAGGATATATTCGAATATAGCAGGGCAATATATACATTTCCGAAAGGAAAGCCAAAATATGAATCCTATGAGTGGGGAGTATATAAGCAGCGCGGGGAGTGCCGATGGTGTCCTGATCAGGGAAGAATAGCCTGCATGGAATGTATTTTATATCCGGGCAATCTTCCGGCGGCATGGGAGCATACCCCGATGAAATATTCGGCATTAGAAGTGCTGTCAGGGAATATGCCAACAGTAGCTTTGCGGTATGAGGATGCAATCTCAAAGTACATACAGTTCCCCAAGTTGGAATGGATCTGCAAAATGGGACTGAACAGACTGGCGAAAGACATTATAAATTGCCGATATTCAGGAAATATGGTAGGGAAAATCCGGGAAAAAGGATCCACCATATATGAGATTTTGGGGCTGAACAAAGTGAATACCAAGTTGCTCCAGGCGATTGATGGAGACCATTACGAACTTCGCCTTTTGCAAGTGGCGCAGGAAATCGGACTGCAGTTCAAGCCTGAACAGTTAAAGGAATATTACGAGACGTTTACCTGCAACACGGAACTCCTGAAGCAGGCGAACAGGAAAGCTACACTCCACAAGATTATGAAATACATTACGAGGGAAAGTGAAAAATATCCGATCGGAGAATCGGGAGAGTGTTGGAGGTATTCCTACATGCGTTACCGAGAGAGGGAAGATCCGCGGATTGAGAGAAAGCGAAACATGGCAAAGGATTGGCTTGAGTATCTGAAATGGTGCAAAGAGCTGGGTTACGATCTGGACGATATGTTTATTTATATGCCGAATAACTTCAAGAAGGTTCACGATCGGACTGCAAAAGAATATCAAGAAAACCTAGATAAAATCGAAGCAAAGAAGCGTGCGGAGAGAGAACGCGAAGCAAAGAAACGGATGGAGCAGACAAAACGTGCTCTGGAAGAAATCCTGGGAGAGAACAAGGATGTTCAAAACGCCTTTCAAGTCAAGGGAAAAGGACTTCTCCTGGTTGTTCCTGCCAGTGCGGAGGATATTAAGGCAGAAGGGGCCGCCCTGCATCATTGCGTTGGTACCTATGTTGACAGAGTGGCCAGAGGGGAAACGAATATTTTCTTCATCCGGAAGGAGCAGGAACCGGATAAACCGTATTTCACGATGGAGTGGAAAGATAATGATATTGTGCAGTGCCGGGGATCCCGAAACTGCGGAATGCCGCCAGAGGTAAAAGCGTTCACCGAGGCTTTTAAAAAGAAAATGTTGGAAACCATAGAAAAGGACAAAGGCAAAGGACTTAGGAGGTGCGGATAATATGGCCGCGAACATAATCAGGAGTATCCGGAAAGGTTCTGCACAGTGGAGTGAAGAAGACAGACTGCAGTTGGTATCGATATTGGCCAAAGCCGGATATGCGGTGAAGATTGGAAGACGCATAGCTCCGGGAACTGAAAATAAACCAAAACCACAGATGGAATACACAGTTGAATATTGGGAGGCGGAATAGATGAAGATAGGAGAAATTGTAGAAATTCTGATAAGAGTTAAAGATGATTACGGACATTTAGATTACCGAAGACAGGCGGTCGAAGAAGCATGCAATCTGCTTGACAAGCTACCGCGAATGGAGGAGGCGAGGGAATATGAACCGATCCAGAATAGAATGGTGTGATCACACACTGAACATTGTCACCGGATGTCGGCGCGGATGCGAGTATTGCTATGCGAGGACCATGAGTCTTAGATTTTCTGGGAATGTAAGACTGAATATTACGAGGACGGATAAATACCGGAAGGATGAAGGGGGATACATACTGGACGAGCCGTTCATCGGTGAAAACGGGAAGCAGATTATATATCCGTTTGGGTTTGAGCCGACGCTGCACAGATACCGCTTCAATACGTTGGACAAGTTGAAAATGGGGCAGAACATTTTTGTTGGAGCCATGGCGGACCTGTTTGGAGATTGGGTACCGGACTCATGGATCGATGAAGTGTTTCGATGCTGCGCGGCTCATGATCAGCATAATTACCTGTTTCTTACAAAGAATCCGGAACGTTATGCTGACTTAGAAGATCTTCCGGCAGGAGAAAACATGTTTTATGGGGTGACCATAACAACCGAAGAAGAGATGCACAGATTCAATTTTTTGCCGGCGCGGCGCAATGTATTTGTCAGCATCGAGCCGATCTTGGAAGATGTTCTCCCGGAGAAGCACAATCTTTTATTCCGGCAGACGGACTGGATAATTATCGGAGCTGAAACCGGACGGAGAAAAGGGAAGGTCATTCCAGATCCGGAGTGGATACGGAAGATCGTTGCCGTGGCAGAACAGGAAAAGACGCCGGTCTTTATGAAAGACAGCCTTATCGAGATTGTTGGAGAAGATGCTATGAAGCGAGAGTTCCCGGATCAGCTTCTTGTAAGGAAAAAGAGCGAGAAAATTCTTGCGAAGCTGATGGGCGAATGCGTGGAATGCCACGAACAGAAAGAGAAAAATAAGATGGTATCCATTACGGCACGGACCAAAAGAGGCGGAAAGACAAATGCCTTTGCATATATGTGCAAACCGTGCTTTGTGAAGTGGTGCAGAGAACATGGAGTAAAGGTTCCTCCGCTTGAAGGCTTGGAGGACAAGTAGAAAGGAGAAAACATGGGAAAGAGTAAACGGAACTGCAGAAGAACAGAAGATGAAGTTCGTATCCACGAAAAGGCGGTAAAGATGCGAAAGATGACGGATGAACAGCTCGTTCATTACGTGGAAGATCGCGTGGAAAAAGCGCGGAGCGAGGGATTTAACAGTGGAAAGAAGGTGGCCGGAAGCGGAAAAGGAACGCAAGAATTTCTCGCAGAGCTCCAGACATCAAAAATTCCAGGCATTGGAGCGGTTACAATCAATAAATTACTGAAGGTGGCAACAGAGCATGGATACATACAGTAAGGCGTTAATTGGAAGCAGATCCCGGGCGTCGGGAGAATATTTTGAAGGAATGATCAGTGCAGCTTGCCAGTTTTACGAAGAAAAGGGGATTTCTGTAATAGAGAAAACCCCGGAGCCAATGAGGGTACTAAAGCCGTATGATCGGAAAAGAGGACAGTTTATCTGCTGTTTCGCTAAGCAGGCGCAGCCGGACTTCAAAGGGATACTGATGGATGCGACCATGGTATTGTTCGACGCAAAGCATACGGATAAAGAGAGAATCATGAGAGATGTAGTTACGGAAGAGCAGGAGAGCTGCTTTGAAAGATACATGAAACTCGGGGCGATGTGCTTCTTGGTGGTATCAATAGGATTGGACAACTTTTACCGTGTTCCATGGGTGGTCTTCCGCGACATGAAAAAGATCTACGGTCACAAATACATGGACAGAAAGGATCTCGAAACATATAAAATCAGGTATTCAAATGGGGTTCTCCGGTTTTTGGATGGGATAGAGCTCCGGGAAGGAGGCAGATCATGAAGTTAAAAAAATATGAGTTGGTTAGGACAATCGATAAGGTGAAAAGCGTTGTGCAGAAAAATCCGCAAATCCCCGCTCTGGGCGGCGTATTGATCAAAGAAGGTTATGCAATAGCTGCAAATGGAGAAATGACGATACAGGTCAAATTAGAGGGTGCGGAGAGCGAATCATTTATTGTGCCGATGAAGGCTTTTGACCTGATAAAAAATCTTCCGGAGGGCGATGTGGAAATCACCTGTGACGATAAAGATGTGGTGACGATCCAGACAGAGAAGATTAAAAATAGTTATCAGTCGTTTCCGGCAGAGAATTTTATGTATGACAAAACCTCGGTCGGTGAAGAAGGCAGGATAGTTCTTCCGGGATCACTTTTGATGGATGCGATATCACATGCGCTTTATGCGGCTGCAGACAAGTCGCCGGGCCGGCCGGAGCTTGAAGGAATATACCTCGAGGGCGAAGATGACAATCTGAACCTTGCGGCCACAGACGGACATGTTATGTGTTGGGATCAGGTTAATTCTGTATCCGGTGTTTCCGGACTTAAGCTGATCGTTCCAAAAACAGCCGCAAAGAAACTTACTTCGATGGGGATGGATGATGATGTAACGCTTTCGTATGATGCGAATGGGGCCGTTTTCAAGACTGATGCATATTTAATACGCACCAGGATCCGCAATGGCAAATTTGTTCCGTACCAGAAGATGTTCGTGAATATGGAGAATTACGCTATCGTGAACAGGGAGGAGCTTATAGGGGCCATGACCAGGGCGAAGATGTGTACTGATGAAAGTGTTCCTGCCGAGTTCGATATTGAAGGAGAGGAGATCAATGTGATTCTGCAAGACAAAGTGACAAATTATCGTGAAAAGATAATGCTCAAGAGCCCGATCGAAAAGCCGATCCGCATAGGATTTGATTCCAGGTTGGTGTTGGAAACGATAAAGGCGTTTACTTGCGAAAATATTACATTGAATTTTTCGTCGCCTTCTACGCCGATGATTGTTCAGGCGGAGGATTCAGATATGAAAGCGCTGGTTCTTCCGGTAAGGTTGAAAGGAGCAACAAAATGAGAAAAATAGATGATCTGGTAATAAAACTTTTGGAATATGATCTGCGCCCCACGCTGCAGGGCGGTTGGGAGATTACGGAGGAAATGCGTGCGTTAATCCACGAAATTGCCGAGGAGTGCAATGCTCTGGAAATAGTCCAAAGAGTAACAGAAGGTAAAGAGGAGTGGCTTGAACAGGCCACTCCGGAGGAAATCTACATACACATGCTGAAAAAAATAGTGGAAGCACCGACAAGGATGCATATGATTTGCGTTCCTCGCGTCTTGATACCGCTCATAGACCAAAAGCTCCGCGAAAACGAGGAAATCTTTCCGCATGTTGTTGGACAGGAAGCAGAGATGTTTATCGACGGAGAATGGAAAAGGGGGAGAGTTGTTGAGGGATACCGGTTTAAAGACGGGATCGTGACACTTGAAACTCCAGAGGGGGAACGGATATGGTGCGGAGAAGATAGAAAGGATCTATATCGGCCGGCACAAGTGGATGATTAGTCGCGAGGATAACGAGATGAAAGAAAGAGAAGGTAGATTGTGGTTTCTTTTTCAGTTCCTCCATGATGTTGAGGAAGAAATGTCGAAAGAAGAGCAAAAGCAGGTAATGATAGAGAAAGCGATAAATCTAAAGCTCATGTGCGATTATGTTGTAAGCTGCTCCTATCTCGACATAGTGCTGATCATCTGCATGTTAAGGGATTACGTCCAGATGGTTGATGAAATAAGGACGGATGATATTCAATGGTCAGCATATTATCGAGATAAATTCCTTAAAATGGCAGATCGGCTTTCGGAACAGATCGAATATGACTATGATGCGGCGAAAGAGAGATGCCTGACGAAGAGACAGAGAGAAGAAACCGCGGGAGATATAGGCGAAGAAGCAATGGCACTGACCCTTAAGTATGCAAAGGGAAAGAAAAAGAAAGAAAAGGAGAGCGGAGATGGATAGATTAAAAGAATTTTTAGATTGGCACTGCGAAAATCCGCATAATGTTAATTTTAAAATGATTGTCGGGAAGGAAGACCGGGAAGAAACCTTAAAGGTGATGCATGAAATATCGGAGCTACTATACACCGGTCTCACTCCGGAACAGATCATGGAGCTGAAGGAGCGGGATACGGAATATTTTTGCAAAACAAGCATGTTCGATCATGAATCAGTTGTTTGCAAGTGCGGAAACGATATAGAGAAAGATTCCGGGTTTAAATTTTGCCCGTATTGCGGAAATAGGATTAAGTTGGAGGAATGACGATGGCAAAGACGTTGCATACGAACAACTCAAGAAAAATGGCAGGAGTTCCTCTCCGCCGGAAGAAAGATAAACGCAAACGGGCATACACCAGGAATAGAGCGGATGAGGATATCCAAGCACTTTTGGATTGGTGGAATGGAAGGTGGGATGACTGACATGAAAGAATTAGAGAAGATTCTGGAAGAGATAAAAGAGGCGGCGATTTTTATGCAGACAATGAGCGGGTATGGAGCCATGTGCGTTTCTACAGGAGCAGTAGAGCGTATTATTCGCAAGCACATGTCAGGTAAGGACGCAGATGTCTCTACCAATGATCTGATAAGCAGACAAGCATTACTGGATGATTTTCGACACACGATCACGGAAAACAGCGATACATTTGATTGGCTTAATATGATAGCAAGACAGCCTGCTGTTAAGAAAGATGATGATTGGATTCCGGTGGAAGATGGACTACCGGAAAATGAAGGAGTTTATGATGTGACAGTGATAGATGGAACAGGAAAAAAATGTTTGGTAACATGGCAGTTTTTATCAGGAACATACCTTGACAATTCTCAAACATACGTCGATGGAAAGCACTATTGGGCTAGTAGTTACAACGGAGAACCGGTTAATAAGTATCTGAGCAAAAGAGTTACAGCATGGCGAAATAGGCCGGAACCATATCAGTAGAAAGGAAAAGGGGAAACATGTCAATAATTTATGATGTACTCTTACAACAACAGAATTACAAACCTGTTACTGGATTTTACGGAGAACCAAAGTACATTTGCATTTTCTACGACGAGGATAGAAAAATAGCGCTAAAAGAAATGCAGAAATATGTAAAACAGAACGGCTTTGTTACACCTGATAAGAAACAGGTGGTTGCAGATGTCGTATTGAGGGAACGGGAATCTACTGGAAAAATCATTAGCATTACTCCTTATTGCAGGTTGTTCAACACTGTGACTGATGAGCTTATAAAGTGAGAGAATGGTCGGAAGGATAGAAGAATGAAACACATATCCAATAAAGCTGCGGAATTGATCCGCACTCAGGGAGAACAGATATTAAGAGGGGAGGAAGGAAAAAATGCCAGACAATATGGGAAAAAACGGAGAAGGATATCCGGATCCTACAGCCGGATCGGCATGGAGAAATATCCGAAAAGAAGAGAATCGGCGGGAGATGGAGAGAGCAGCGGTGATCAGCAACCTTATTCCGATTATGAAACAGACTGCGGAGCTGGCAGGATTTGAGGTTGTCGGCCGGATTGTCCTAAAGGACAAGCATACAGGAAAAGAATACAGATAGGAGCGTGGTGTTGTGAATGCAAGATATCCGAACTTGGAACTGATTGAGTACAAAGCAAGAGTAGCATTATCTCAAGATGAAGAGTTTTTGAAGATCTTCGAAGAGAAGAAAAGGAACAATAAGTATACATATGCGGAAATAGATGCCGTAGTGTTTCCGCAAGTATGGGGGAGCACTTGTACTGGATTTGACGTCACTGAAGATGGAAGCCCTACGCTGGGTGGCTGCGCGATGACAAAAGAATACACAACGGTGCTTCATGAGCTTGCTACTGATACATACATCATATTTTTCGGCGAGAAGATGTGCTACAAAGTAACAAATGCGAATGCGAAGTTCTTTGAGGATCTTCAAAAAAGACGCATGGCAAGTCTGAGTGAAGCGAAGCGGAGGTATTGATATGGGTAAAAAGAGTGATGTTTCTCTGCAGACACTTGCGGAATTTATAAGAGATCTTGTATATGATGATTTTTCCAGAAATTTAAGATGGAGCCTTAGTGTAATTCATCCAAAGACTGATGATGGAGATGTCGGTTTCTCTGGAGGTATATGGACTGATTATCAGAAAGCAAAAAATCAAATGAGCATAAGTTTCGGATTTAGTGATACAAAGGGAATATATAATTTCAAAGCATGGATAAATAGCTCTGAGATTCGTTTCTCGTTCGGGGAGAATCCGACGTTTGAAGATTTCAAAAAAACTGCAGAGCGTATCTTTATCGATGAAGAGTTTTGCATAAAGACTAAAACTCCATACGAGCGGACAAGGGATAAAGTCTATGCTACGGGAAATAGGTGGGCGAAGGAGAATTTTGATGCCACTCATAATTAAAGGGAGGGCTACACTGTGTATACAAGGTGCCAAAAGTGCGGGAAGAAACTTACGGATTCGGAAAGTATGCGAAGAGGATATGGACCGGAGTGCTGGTCACAGATTAGTGGCATTTCTTCGGACGATTCGGTCGGATCGGTAAACGAAGCTGAACTTCCAGGGCAAATGACCATATTTGACTTCCCTGATGCTATTCCAGATGGAGGTATGAATGGGTGAAATTGTATTATTCCCTACACACAAAGATTACTGTGGAAAGTGTGTGTATAACGATGGAAAAACTGGTGGATGCGCAAATGAAGAATACATAAAAAATTCGTACAAAGTGAATTGCGTATGGAAGTATTGTCCATACAGGAAGGAGAAAAGAGATGGAAGAAGAGAAGGATGTTAAGAAAATAGTGATACATTATGAGGATGGCACAGAAAAGGTTATTGATAAAGGCTTTTTCTGTAACATGAAAGAGGAAGATGGAAGCGCGGTATTAGAATTTACAATGTGTCATGTATCAGGAAGAGAGATAGAGCTGATCGTTGAGGGATGTCTGCAGCTTGGATTTAAACTTGGGATGTTTGATAACAAGAAAGAGGAGGAGTGATTCTATGGAGGACCATTGCGTAGCATGCGGGGAAGTGATACCAGAGGGGCGTCAAGTGTGCCCGATCTGTAATCGGGAATATGAAGGGGTGCCAGCGCTGTCGAGGACGGATAACGAAACATTGATCTGCCCGGAGTGCGGTACCGCCCAGGCGTTAGATGACGCATTAAGGGGATCTGATATGCCGGAGGAAGAAAAGCAGGCATACAAAGCAGGGATCCTGAAGGTAATATACAAATAGTCGGAGGTAAAATAGACATGGATATGAATAATTGCGTTGAATTTGTGGCTCTCACGAAAGAAGAAGTGGAGGAAATGATCGCCAAAGCAGCCCTTGCAGGGGCGTCTGTCGCGGCCGAGACGCTGGAAAAGGCGCATCAGAAAGAACAGAAAGAAATGAAAGACCGCAGATTGCACAATACAAGGCTGCTTCTTAGAAATTATAGGATGCTAAAGGAAAGTTGCTCAAAAGCAGTTTATCAGAAAGAGCATTCGGAAAAAACTACAGAAGAAGTCATAGAAGAACTTATGAGCATGAAGGCGAGCGATGGGGTGATTGTGAATTCAATCAAGGAGTCCGCAGAGCGGACGGGGATTATCATATCACATGTTGACCGGATGTTCGATGTTTACCGGATGTACTGCGGAAAGTATGGAGAGAAGGAGAAGCGACAGTATAAAGTGATAAAATCAATGTATATGACAAAAGAAAAGTCGTCAGCTGCGGAACTTGCGAAAAAATTTAATGTAAGCAAGGTAACAATCTATGATGATATCAAGACTGCAGAGGAGAGACTTTCAGCATTATTTTTTGGAATTAACGGATTGCGTTTCTATTGA